TTGGGTTGGTTAATCCTTGAGCGGTTGCTGTATTGAACCCCCAAAAACCATCAGTAGTAGGAGGAATTGGGGATATAGTACTGCAATAATTCTGTGTAGCTGTAACAGACCCACCGGTCATAAAAGTACTATTTGGATTAACTGTTTGTGATTTAACTAAAGGTCCACTAAACCTAGTCTGATTAGAATTTGCTCTAAAACTTTCGTAAGGGATGAGCGAACCAAATGGGGTATGTTCTATAGCTATTCCTAATGAATTATTAAACATCTCAGTTCTCGCCTGCATAGTATATGATAATGGATTAACAAATCCAGGAACGACTGGTGATGTAGGACCTTCTTTACCTAAATCTATTTTAACTATACCAGCCGGTACATTACTTATACTCTGTATACCACCCTCCCACTGATTTAAAGTAAACCCAGGTGTCATATCAACGAGAGAATTACGACCAGTTAATTCATACATAGCGCTAGCTGTTGAACCAACACCTTCTAAATTATTATATTTTTCAAGAGTTGCCGAAATAGGTGCTTGTGAAGCCGTCCCTACTTTTGTCCATGTTTGGTGTCCTACGAATCTAGTATGTGGAGCTGTTGAATTTGTATAATTTAATACTATACTTGGTGCATTGTTTGAAGATATATTAGACTTCTTTAATACAAGATCCTTACTACCCATTATATAAAGTTGACCAGTTGCATTATTGGCACCATTATATTGATTTTGAATTATCATTGTATTAGCATTAGCAGTACCTTTCACTAGCATCGATACTAACCCTGTTGATGATAAATTTAATCCTCCTGTTCCTGCTGCTACATCTATACTACCAGTAAACGGTGCATTACTAGCAGTATTTATTGAAACACCACCACCTGACAACAATTGTATTTTACCAACTTGACTTGAAACTAAATCAATATATCCTGCAGTTAATGCTGCATTTGCATTAATGTTAGCTGCTATTTGTGGAGCTTGATTTATTAATACATTATTACCTATCTCAAAAATACCAGACCCAGCACTACCAGTAGTTACTAATTTAAATTTATTACCTGTACCACCAGAAGAACCTGTATTAACAGTTATTTCAATATTGGAATTTTCATTTGCAAACCCATAAGGTGCTGCATTATTTCCGCTGGACATTATTATTTGATTACCTGAACTATAAGACTGACTTCTTTGTGATGTAATTACTTGGTATCCTATAACATCTGCATTAGACATACCAGGAACTATTGTAGCTAATTTAGGTACGTCTACAGTTAATCTATCATCATTTTCTAATTTAATACCACTTAGTGCACCTAGTGAATTCTGTTCCATGTTTTCACTATTAGTTGAATCAGCTCCACCATGAAAAACTAAAGCTCGTGAACCTGTATTTTTTTGATGAACCATTAATGATACTATATCAGATGCCATTGACAATGCAAGAGCATCAGTTAATTGATAAGCTGATGTTAACGTAACTCCTGAGTCTGCTGTATCAGTATTAGACGCGGCACCACCAACCAAAACAGATAAAATACCTTCATTTGATAAATTAGCACCAGTACCTCCAATTCCCTTTGGTGTTGGTAAAACTGTATTAAAATTAGAAATACTACCTTGCCCAAAAAATGAACCAAATCCACCAGTAGTACCAGATGGCCCAGCAGGCCCTTGTAAATCTACTGTTGTGATTACCCAGGTTGTCCCATTATATTCCCAAACTTGACCATTAAATTGTAAATAATAATCCCCACTTAGTGGTGTTACTGTAGGTGCTGTGACATTAGGACTAACCCCAGGTGTTGTTAGTGAAGCATCTTCATACCATGTACTTCCTTTTGGTCCTCTTCCACCAGCTGGTCCAGTAGGCCCTGGTAAACCAATAGGTCCAGGAGGCCCTCCACCATTCAGTAATAACTGATCAAAGTTAAAGTTTGTCTTATCGACCAATTGTGAAATAGTATCCGATGCAATTATTTCTTGTATAGTGATTGGCATTTCTTTTCTATTATTTTTTAACTATAGTAACACTGAAACCAAACGATTCAGAGAAACCTGTTCTTTTATTATATATTAGCCTTAAATCAAATGGGTTTGTATTTAATGTTTTTGATGATACGTTCTCATTAATAGTTAACCCATTACTAATCTTTTCAGCATTTGTCAACTCAGCCGTTGTATAAGTATCAGGTTGAGTGGCTCTAGATGCTAAAGTATAAAACTCTACTTTTTCTATTTTATAAAGCCTCAAAATATTTTCAGTAATATATCTATCTACATCATCATTTAAAGTTTCTAAATTACCCCAACCATATAAATCTTTAACATACTTTTGAAATTGTTCCTTAATTGGAGTAAACAAATATTCTATTAATCTCTTTTGATTAAATAAATAAAATGTTACATTAGGAGCAGTTGGTCGTTTTTTTAATTCAGGAAAACTTACGCCGTTTGCCGTTCTTATTAATTTTTTATTAATAACAACAGATGGTGTGTCCCTGTACATAAAAGTTCCATTTATTAAACTAGGTTGTTTAATGGCTCTTTTTTCAAAAGGGTGTGGTTTAAAGGTATCTAATATTATTGTTTCTGGTACTTTTAAGTATTTTGATCCAAAGAAGGATTTCTTCTCTTTCATTGATCTTGTACCTATAACATCTTCAATTAAGGTTTTGTCAATGCTCTTAGTAAAATATGCAGGTTCCCAGTTAGAAGAGAATGCATAAAAATCTTTATAGTCAATTCCCCATTCATTAATTAAAGGGTATAAACTAGGGAATGCACTTTCAGCAGATAATTCTAATATAGTAGATGGGTCTTGTTCGTTTACTTTATGGTAAAAGAAATTTTGTAACTGCCCAAAAGTTGAATCACTACTGTTAAATTGTGTATTTTTATATTTACATAATTCCAACACTTTTAATTTATATGCCTCATCAGTAATATTACCACCCCCAGTAGAAGATCCTGTGCCACTACTAGTAAGGTTTAAATTTGCATATGGGTCTCTAAATGATAAGATTGAAAGTGCGGTAGGTTGATAATATCCTGCATGCCTACCGATTGGGGTAATGCGCGGTGCGGTTTGTAGTGATAAGTCATATCCTATAACATCAGTTAAATTAAAAGCAGTTGGTTTATTAGGATCTGGTAAAACTCCAACATATACTGCCTTGAGTATATCTTCTTGTGCTCTTAATTCTATTGAAAAAGTTTGGGCTAATGTTCCATCATTGTTTAGAACCTGATTTCCTAATTCATCTATTGTTTGATAAATGATATTAGGATTACCTATATTTACTGCTTCAAATATTTCTGCGAATCCTACTTGATTTAATCTGTTTTGGTATGCACCAAAACCAGATCCTTTTAATGTATATGTTACTCTTTGTAAAGTAAAAGAATTAGGTACATTATTAGGCAACGTCCATGGAATACCATTCCTCTCTACCGTTGAACATATAAACTTATCTTGTGAAATCACTTCTGTTATTCCTTTAATTACAAAGTTAGCACCGTCTGCTGTAAATTCAATCTCTGGGTATCCTCCACTAGAAGTTAAAGATAAATCATCTAAAAATCGAGTTGGGTTTCCCTCTGCGTCAGGTATTCCAAATACTGAAATTAAACTAGTAACTGGATCAACTGTAGCATTAGCAAAAGCAAGAGCGCCTTGCATAGTACTATCTAAATATTGAAAGGGTTCTACTGGTGCACAGTTAGCAGTTACTTTATATTTACTCTCCATTGAATAAAGAGTTGTTCTATCAATTATTTCACTACCATTATTAATACATGGATCATCGTATTTTAATGAAATTAACATGACAACTGTTTTCCATTTGTCATTTTTAATAAATTTAATTTCGTTCTCTGGTTTATTAGGTAAGTTAGGAACTAACATAACTGAAAACCTATAATCATTAAAAGTACCATTAGTAACATAAGATATAGATCTTGTATCAAAATCAGGCTTTTGTGAAAATCTTGCTTTAGGTTTTGCTATAATTCTAACCCCTCTTAAAAAAGTTTCAGCAAAATTCTTTTCATCACCACCACTAAATCTACCATATCTTAACTGTTTGTCAATTTCTGTTATACCGCCAGTTGTAAACTTACTAATAATAAAATAATCATTAAAGTAATCTTTATCTACACGCTGAAAGGTTCCTGGTATATATGCTGCTCCTGTTATTGGGTTAGCTGGAGTATCGTCTGTTGGTGCTTCATCAATATAACTCCAAGAACTCTCAATAGCATTTTGTGTAAAGTACTTTGGGAATTCTGCTAAATAATACCATTCATGAGTATATCCACTAGAAACTTGACCTCTATCCCATTTAGATGGTGCAAAATTATTTAAACCAAACGCCTCACTCAAATCTAATCTATAAGGATGATTCCGTACATCTTTACCATCATTTATCCATGACCACTTATTTATATACGGAATTATTCTTGATGCAGTTGCTTGTGAAGTTAAAAAGTTTTCTTCTAACCTAATATATTCAGATTTAATATAATCTTCAACAACGTCATTAGGTGATGATGGTTGTAATAAACCAACTAAATTAAAGAATCCTCCTGTGTCATAAAACTTTCTAATTTCAGGTGTTCTACTTATACCAGAATATACCGGGCCACTAACACCAGGTGTAGATTGATTATAATGATCCTTTTCATAAACAAGCTCGCCTTCTTCACTATATAATGTACTATAAAAATCTACATCAAAATCTTTAACTTCAAAAAATGAAAATCTACCAAAGCTAGGTTTATAATCTGAATATAAAGCTACCTGGTTAGATCGAGTAACCATTATTTGATTATCATCACATGTAATTAAAACATAAGTATTAATGTCAGTATAACCTATTTGATTATTTAATCCGTCATAAATAGGTTCGTCTGTATATGGAACCCAATCTCCTATTTGTGAATAGCCTCCTGTGGTTTGTACAAAATTACCTTTGGTAAATCTTTTTTGGTCACCAGCTAAAACTTTTAATAATGCATTTGTTGTATCGTTACCCCCAACAAAATTATTGTTTAATAAAGATGGCGATGTTATAGGATATGTTTGTACTGTAGTTTGCTGTAATGGAAAGGTAGAATCCATTTTAAAATTTAATTGATTAAATCTACTCCCTGCAAATCGTGATATAACATAAACAGTATCATTATTAACTGTTGCTGTAAAAAATCTAAGGTTTTCATCTATACCTTTATTAATAGCCTTTGTTATTGCCTGGGCAACTTCCTGAACAGTCCCAGTAGGATTAAAAAAGCTTTCAAATGAAGTTCCAGGCTTTGGAGCCATCGTGGTACTAGCTTGAATAATACCTGTCAAATTTACACCATCATAAAAAGAAATAGTAGATCCATCAGGAACTTGTTCTATTATAGGTTGGGGTGATTTAAATAAAGTATTACTATTATTATCTAAAGTAACATCATTATTTAATGTTATAGAAACTATAACTGGGTAGCTAGGGGATGCTGTTAATCCTGTATAATCATATGATACAGTTTCAATAAAAGTTTCAGGAGGAATAACTGAATTCGAACTAAGTGATGTTACAATGCTACCTATAAGTATATTACCACTAGGTGTATAAAATTTTATAGCGCTACCTGCAGTTACATTTTGTAATCCACTAGGAATAGGCCAAGGGCCTTCTCCTGCTAAAGCATTACCGGGTAGTGCCGGAGTTTCGGCAGAGTCACCAACAATTTTCATGTACATTTGTGAAAAGCCTTGTCTACTAATTATAGATGCATTAGCATAAGTATCAGGTTCTTTATATCCTGTAAGTAAAGCAATATTAATTTTCTTGTCAAATAATCTTAATTGATTAGTTTCCCAATTAGACCCCTTTTTTATTGTATGGAAATCATCATCCTTATCTTTAACATAAAAGACTGATTCTACCTCATTAACTCTAGTCGGCGTTGGCAAACCTGTTATTGTGGTAGTTTTAGTAGGATCTAAAAATAATAATATACCCGCCTCATTAGTCATTTCAAATGGCGTATTTAAATATTGAGATACTTCTGTTATCGTTTTTATTTTTGGTAATTGGCTTTTTTCTGTATTTTTAAAAAATCCTATACCAGATAAATCAAACCCACCTTCTTCCACTTCATTAACATACATACCAAAATAACGATTGATTGAATAGTCTGGTGCATTAGGATCATCAAAAAGAAACTCCAAGTTTAAAAGATTAGCTAATAAAATACCATTATTCTGAAATCCTTGTGTAAAGAAATATTCATTCTCTATTATAGTAGCATCTTTACCAACTAAATCATTATATGCATAACTCCCACTACTAGTAAATCCGCCATGATTATAATTAATACCGTTCCATAAAATAGGTTCGTCTTTTCTCCAGCTAACATTTAACGGTACTGTTGGAAATTCTTCCTGATTTCTATAATTTCTAATATAAGAACCTAATTTACTACTAGGAGATAAATCAAAAGTTTTTATTGCTGTACAATTTTCTAATACATTTTTTGAAAACTGAGCAGATGTTTGAGCATTATTTGCTCCATCATTTTCATTAGAAGCATTAATATTATTTATAGCAGCTGGATCATCTAATCTAAAAATTACAAAATAATTAGGTATTTGCTCATTTAACCACAAAGGGGCTAAAGTTCCTAGGCTTTGGCTATAACTTTCAGATGCAATAGATCTAGTACCTGCACCATAAAACATTTCATATTGATTGCCAAAAGTATTTAATACGGAAGTATCTTCAAATTCTTGAAATACTTCATATGCAGCTTCTTTAGGAAATTTACCTTCATTAAAAAATCTAAACACATCTTGGTCATAGGTACTTGTACCGTCTACTCTAAACGCTTTATATCTTTGAGAAGATAATCGAGTATTAGCACTAAACGATTCTAAGTAAATATCTGTACCATCTGATACAACCTTTACATTACCTGTTAGTTTAGGGTTAGTTCGAATTAAACTATATGATGCTTGGTCAAGCAATTTTTCAGCCATTTATCTTTCACTTTTTTTATTTATTCACCAAAGATAAAGTTAAAATAAATTAGTTAGCTAATGGTCCTGGCCCGCCATCAACATTCGTCAGCTGAGGTCTTCCAACTTGTGTTTGATTAACTGAAGGTCTTAGTCCAGCAACTACTTTTTCTAAATCATTCAATCCTTTAGTCACTGTTGCTTGTGGGAATACATCTATACTTAATCTATCAGATCGATACTTTGCAAATAACTCAACATCAAATTGTATTACCTCTGAATTGTTTGGATAAATATCAAATCCTATTTTTTTAGAATAAGTTAAATTAACAGTAGCTCCAGTAGTATCACCTGCAATATTTCCTAAACCACTCCCTGTTGTTAAACCAAAATAATCTGTCATTCTATATTGGAAAACTAAAGGAATATTTAAAGAATTTTGTTGGCCAAATTCAACTAATTCATATGATTGTATTGAATCTCCATCTACTTGTATATTTTGGTGTGTATCAGCAGAAACAAATAAATATGATCCACATGATTGTTTTCCTAATGTATATTGATCAAAACCGTCAAATGAAGTTTTTCCATTTCTACTATAGTTAATATAACCTGGGGCTGTAGTGTCCCATAGGCATTTTAAATTAGCACCTGTTAATGATGGGCTAGCCTGTAATATCTGTGAGGTTGTAAACGATGGGTTTAATGCACCACCACCAGCAACAGATAAACTATACAAATCTGTAACATTTTCATTTATATAAATTCCTTGTGATTCCCCAAAAGATTCACTCACTGTTAAAGGGGAAAACTTTGATTGCCTAAACATTACAGCTGCTGTACCATTACCTACGGTAGTTGTACAATCAATAGGTAATACTGCCGTGATTGGATTAATTGCTGGATCTAAAGTACCTAGGTCTCCAGTTAAAGATTCATATGCAGCTTTATAAGCAGCATAATTTTTTAAATATGGATGAGCAATTGAAACCTCAATAGTATCATCTGTTCCAGTTCCACCATAAGTAGGTGCTGTTGTTGGATTACCGCTGACATCAAAACCTCCGCTCCATATAAATTGAGTTGTTGGGTTAGCCGTACCTGTATCTGCTGTCCTAGGATAAAAATTTTCTAAAGTATCTAAATTAAATGTAAAATCAGAATTAGGATTAATATAACTATAAAAATTACCATCGTTAGATACATCTGAATATCTACTATAAATATACTGATTTTTATTTTGTGTAGATTGAAATGGCGCTAATGATACAGTTTGGCCGTATTTAGTCGCTGCTGTAACTGTTGGGTTAGTTAAGAGAATTGGTGTTAAATCATATTTTCTTATAGTATTATAATCTACATCATCCCCTCTATATGTAGCTCTTGCATTAGTTTGGTTAATTGCACTATTATCTAACCATGAATATGTTGCAGGTAGAATAGTGGAACCGTTATCTAAGCTTGTTGTATTAGCAGTAGTATAAGATCCTGGATTTTCTGATTGTCTTACCATCCTATCTCTATTACCAGTAATTCTGGATACTAATTGTAATACTGTTTGTGATCTATTACCAATATTAATAAAATATGTTTTTGTAATCACGGCTCCTCTAGGATCATCTAAACCATTTACTTCTTGAGAATAAAACCCTGCAAAAACTTTAGTAATAGAATTTCTTTTGAGAGAAGAAGTATTACCTTGGTCATCTACTAAAGTAACTTGCATTTCACCTTGGGCATTACTTAATAACTCTGCAAATAAATCTAATTGATTTTGCATCTCTGTTAATTTTGTAAATAAATCAATAGGCGTTTGGTTCTCTGATAAAAATCCAGATGCAATAACTGGAGATGAGTGTGCATAATAAGTTTCATTAGCAGTAAAGGAGCTGCTTAAGTGAGTATATAATTGTAAACTTTCTAGTTCTTCTGTTAATGCTACTCTTGCAAGATCTTCTTGATTTTGTGCTAATATAGTTTCAACTTCATTAGAAGAACTTAAGTCTGCTGGAAAGTCAACCCTTACGGTATTACTCCATGAACTTTCTAAAGGATTACCTGGCCACCCGGCCTCTGATATTGACTTAGCTTGTATTTCAACTTGTTCACCTTTTCTTATAGGTATGTCTAATTGATTAATATTTATAGCGTCTGCATTATCATCATCAATAGGAGCCCATTCATATAACCCAGTTAAAGTATTTTTAGTTCTAGGTCTTAATACACTTTCTATTTGTACATAATTAGAAAATGCACCTTGGCTCGTACCACTTCCATCACTAAAAGTAAATTGGTCAACTGCATTTGCAGCACCATCAGAAGAAAGATACCTATATCGATAAACAAACTTAACTATATCTTGTAAGCCTGTCGCAGGTGCAGATTTTTCTTCAGGTAAAGACCAAAAGCCTCTTACTCTATATTTAGGAGTTATACTATTTACTGAGTTATCTTTAACCTTTGCATCTATTTCAGTAACTACAGAAGAATATAATTTTGCAGTAGAAGATCTCTCTGTAACTAATCCTTGTAGCGCATTCTTATCAGCATCCCTTTCAACTTCTGTACTATAATTAGTTGTTTGTATTCTTTTCTTGCTTTGGCTAATTGATACATCTAATTCTGTTAGTGTAGCTTGATTAGTATTTTTTTGATTACTTAAATCCCTAAGACTTACAATAACAGGTGATTCAGAAACCTGTCCATTAATTAACGTAACAGAAAAATTATCAGCATCAAGAACTGGTGCATTAGGTGTTATACCTTCTCTACTAGTAGGAATTTTATCTTGTGCAAATGATAATAAATATCTACCAAAATCTACAGCACTCTGCTGATAATATGTAGCTAAAGTTTGTTGATTACCTGCTGCATCAATAGTATTTAAATCATTAGTATAAAAACCACTACCTGGTGACCAATTCACTGCAGGTATTTTAGAATCTGGATCAATTGGTTTAATAAAAGTTACACACCTTTCTCCAAAACCTACAGTCACATCTACCGCTATTTCATTATTAAGAGATGATCCAATTTTTAAAACATCAGCACCAATACTTATAGTTCTAGTACCTTCTTGTAATCTTACAACTACTGAGTTTGTACTACTATCAATTTGTGTTACGGTATATCTTGTATCTATAGGATCAGATACTACTTCTAAACTATCCCCAACTTTAAGTTGAACAGTATCTTCAAAATCAGCTTCTGAATCTGTATAAAATATTTTATTAAGTTTATAAAGTTTTTGTGCAGTTGTTGTCTCAACACCATTTACTGTTTGCGTAACATTCTCTTCTGAAATCCTAGTAACACTAAACATTCCTGAATATCTTAAATCCCTCGGTGGTAAATCAGTAACCGCTTCATCTAAAACATATGCTATATTTTTCTCAACAATTTCTTGTAAAAAAGTATCATAATTTATATTAGCAACACCATTATAATTATTATCAAAGAAATTAATTTTGCTTTGTGTATTAGTATCTAATATAAACCTTTTAACTATTGTTCGCTCTGTGTAAATAGGCGCTTGGCCAGTTATATCAAAAGAAACATATAATAGTGGATTAATTAATTCTTCAAAAAACCAATTAGGTTTTACGTTAAATTGATTAACAGAAGTCATTTCAGTTAAATCAGCAGCCTCTGTTGGAAGTTTAGCTAAAACTAACTTTCTAAAAGTACCATCAGGTAATCTTATTGAACTATTTGAATCATTAAAATTAGTTATAGTATTAATATTTGTCTGTAACCTATCTACAGAGTTTTTAAGATAACCAAAACTTGGAATAGTTACTCTAGAGTTTGTTCCGTTCTGGTTTTGTATATTAACAGTTACCGACTCTCTATTTGAAGTAATAGCCTGATTTACTTTCTCAAAGCTCTCCAACGAATTGTTAAAAAGTCTTAACAACTCAGGTAGCATTGTCTGTATTGAATTATTTTCCGCCATTATCTAGGTTTACTTTTATTATTTATTTAACTATATCGTATACAAAATTTAACACTCCTTGTTCAGTACAAATTAAATCAATAATAGGTAATGTACCAATATCTGCATTAGGTATAGTTGCTGCTAATTTACCAAATGCACCACTGTTTAATCGATTTGGTGAATCGGTATAAATTTTAATATTTCTTGATCCTATTAAAGGAATGTTATTAAATGTTAATCTTATCGTTTGCCCAGTTCTCCACTGAGTATCAGTATCATCTATATAAATAGATAAATCACCACCAGCTGTATTAATAGTATCTAACCTCAGCATATTGGTATATGTTAATAGTTCTGCAAATACTTGCGGAGCAGTTACATTTAAATTAAGAGGAGCTGCTGTTGTTATTGGAACATCACCGCTATCTACTGGCACCATTAAATTATATGCTTGAACATTATTAGAAACGTGTATTTGGTTAGGTGTATTAGTATCTACTGTAATACCTGTACCTTGTCTTACCACATCAGTATTATATTGTAATGTTTGAGAAACGTTACCATTTGCTAACGATTGAATCTCATCGGCATTTTTTGCAATTAAATCTAATAAAGTAGTACTACTTGCAAAAGCCAATGATGCATTATCAATTTGAGTTTGCATATTATTAATTTGTGATTGTAAAAATGCTGAAGTAGATACGGAGCTTAATGTATTTTCAACAGATGTTAATCTTGTTTCTAAATCACCTATCTCTAATTGCTGTCTTTGAAATATTTGTGCTGATGCCTGTAGCTGTGCTGATGCATCTGAAAATAATCCCATTGAAAAAGTATTATAATCATTAATGATTGTATCAATACCAGCAGTTCCAGGGGAAGCATCAAATCTTAAATTTATTTTAAACCCATAACTATTACCGTTTTGGCCAGTTGTAGCATTAGGTTTATATTTAGGATATCTTTGAATATAGCCACCATCTGTTGTAGGTGTAATATTATCTAATATTAAAATCCCATACAAATTAGTTTTTGTTTTAGAAGAATCACTTAAGTCTACCATATCATAGTAAACTAGTACAGCATTAAATTCAAATGACTCTGATAAATCAGTACCATTAAATTGTGGTATAGTACTTATATTTTGATCTAATGCAATCTGCTGATAATCATTTGGATTAAAATCAACAGATATTCCATCAAGCTCAGATCTTACATAAGCAGACCCAACATAACCTGAAGGATTATCATAATCGGCAGGGTATTTTTGGATATTAGCATTAAGAACACTTTCAAAAGTTGTAGGCTCTGTAAAATATGCATCAGTAGTTGCAACAGTTGAGCCTGGTCCTAATCCCATCCAGTCTGCATCAGGGTCGGTATAACCAGCAGGGCCTATACCTTGTAATTGTTGATCATAATCATACCAAGCCAAAATATCTAACCCTTGTGGGTGAACAGTTGCACCATTCCTACCCATAATAAATTCGCTAGTTCCTTGTATTTTTAATGACGGTTGATAATTTGTGTCTGATACAGAGTCAAAGAGGATTGTAGGAGTTCTACCCACCTCTGTTGGTACATTAATATATAACTCAGTATATGATTCACCGGCCTTGTCTACGTTGTTTACAATGTCAATTTCACCTATATACTTTACTACTCTTCTATATTGTCTAGGACCACTAAGAATTTCATTTTCCTCAGTAAATCTTTTATCAGTAACAGTTCCTGCTTTCTCTAATGCAGTAGCTTCTCTAAACCTCATTGCTCCAGTTTCCTTAAGCCATTTAAAAAATACTCTTTCAGTAACAGTTAAATTTGTGGTGTTATCATAACTTGCATCACTTATAATAAGCTCTTCTAAATTTAGCGCGTAATTTTGAAGACTTTCAGTAAAGTTAACATTAGGATCACCCTTTAAGCCACCTGACCATATAGCACCATCAATAGTATCAAACTGCATATAATTTTGATAATTACTAAAAGTATTTGGATCTAATCTATCCATGTCTGGTAGATTAAGAAGCACAAACTTAGAAAAGACTAGCTTAAGTTCATCATTATTGATGGTCCTAGACAAGTCTTTAGCTGAAGACGAGAACGTATAAAATGTTCCACCGTCTGCTTGGGGTGTTCTAATTAAGGGCGTTGTTGCCATGTGTTAATTCTTTATTGTTATGATACTGTATATCCTGTTCCACCAACAACATACCAAACTCCAACGCCTGATCCATTGTCAATACATAATAAGTGAACGCTTTGTCCTAATGCTGATAGATCCAAGTTAGTACCTGCACCTGCTAACACTAAGTTATTTGCAACACCATTAATTCTTACTGTGCCTGTATTTGCTTCTGCATAGATAAAAAATACCTCTTGTCCTATGCTACCATTAAATAAACTTAATACTAAGTTTGATCCTGAAGTGGAATTGCCAACTCTAAAAATTGAATACGGTGGAATTACTCCAGTCGCCCCAATGTTTAATGTCATGCCTGCACCTGCTAAAGTATCATTTTGTGTAGTTGGTGAAGTATCATTTCTGAATAAACCTCCACCAGTCAAATTAAGATTACCTGTCATTTTTACATTAGTAAGAATATCAAAAGTACTTGCATTGATATCTAATAATATTGTACTTAAGCCTACTCTTAATGCCTCAGTGGATAAATTATTTAAATTTGTAATTGTACCGGCTGATGGTGAAAAATACACCTCCATCGCATTAATTTCGCTAGCAAGAACATTAAAGTTATCATTGATAACCAGCCTTGATCCTGATAATGAATCCGTTCCTAAAATTTCTGTTACGCTAATTGCCATTTTCTTTGTTATTTTAATTTAAGGTATTGCTACCTCTTTTATATTTAAGATATTTCTATCTTTTTTATATTTATTCCCATTACTATCTGTAAGTTCTAATGTGATTACGTATCTTCCTGGGTTCTTAAAAAGATATGTTAAATACTTACTATTGAAATATATATCCGCCACTGATGCATCAGTAGTATTAGATATAGTCCACCTAGGTTCTTGTTTACCAATTATTCTACATTTATCATAAACAAACATTGCCCAAGTTAAAGGCGGCAAGACTTTTCCATCATTAATAAATTTAGCCGTATTCCATGTAGGGTTACTTGATCTGCTTTGCCCTTTCTTATAAATTCTACTTAAACAATCTACATTTCCACCTATTGGATTATTTTCAAAAGGTACATAGCCTGATAGGCCACCAACTTTAAACATTGAATCTAATATACCAGTAGATGGTTTTGCTAATACTTTACTTATATAATTTGTATATAATGCATGCCCTAATGGGTTTTGTGAAGCTACTAATGCTGATGTTGTTGCAGTCCATTCTGGTGCTAAGCTCCCACCGCTTATGTATGTTGCAATAAAATTCCACTCTGCATAAATTAATAAGTATAAGTATTCCCTCATTAGTAACGCTTGAAATTCATCATTAGTATCACCAGGTTGTGGTGAATAACCTGATATATCATATGTTCCATTATTTATGGCTTCCGACATTGCCAAGAATGTTGGTCCGGTTGGCGATGTTTGGTTAAATATAGTAGGATAAGCCCCTGGTAAACCATAGGTTGTAATTGTATGTAGTGCATGCTCTAATACTTCAGTTATCTGAGCATTAGGTGTAGCCACAGATAATTCCCATATAAAGTCTACATTTGAATTAGTATCTCTAGTATTATCCCAACCTGGATAAGTTTCTAATGATGGTGTATAATCGCCCATTGCATTATAACCAATCATTTGAATGGTTTTATTTGTTTGTAATTTTTGTAAAACAGCTGCTTGTTTATTATAAGTAATACCTACTGAATCAGGATCTAATATTAATTCATATACTCTCGCTACCTTTTTAACAAATTCATCAGAAACTGCCTGTGTACCACCTAATGTAGGTAAAGCTACTAAAGTAGAACCGTTGATCGCTAAAGATCTATCAAAAGGTGGATATAATGTTGATGTTAATAATGGGCCACCTATATAATTAGTTCCAGTACCAGTAGATCCTGCACATATTCTAATACCATTAACATCTACAATATCTACAGATGTATAATCGCCAAATTTGCCATAATACCTAGAAACTGCTTGTACAAACATTTGATTATAAGATGAATCTAAAACTAAATTATATACATACTTATTTATAATAGAATTAGAACTTAAATTTAATTGCGAAACGGCTTCACTCAAAGTATCAGTAGTGGCATTAAAATAATGTTCAGCTACATTGCCATCTTTATCAACAATTTTTAAATATGAGTTTGGTTTAATTTCACTAAATTGGAAAAATGCAGGTGAATCACCAGTACATTCAGTCATATCCCACCATAAGTGATAAGCATTTGACCATGTACTACTTGAAAGGTTTAAATTTTTCCATTGATAAGGTCCTGTAAAGCTTGCTTTACCACTGTCTTGATAATTAAGAATTTGAAAGTCAGCATTAGTTCCAATACCAAAATTATTTAGTATTGCATTAACCCTATCTAAAGATTCATATAAACTAGGAGTTTCTTCATCCCACGTTACTGTAGGTGATTGCGGTAAATTCCATAATGATCCATAATGTTTCCATACGTATGCCCCTTCACTACTCCAAGTATAATCAGCTTTCCTTGCTTGATACCACCCTGAATATTCAACCTCTCTATTATCTACACAAAGAATATCATTTTTAATCTGTTGAGAAACATTGTTATACATATCATATAGTTTCATCTCTACAGAGTAATTACCAACATAAGGTAAAGTAATAGGTAAACTATTATATGTACTAACAGGCCCTCTTATATTATAGTAATATGCAGGTGAAACATCTGAAGCATCTTTATAAATAGTCCATTCAATTTCATGCATATTAGCATACTGTAAACCTTCCCAGGTAAATAAAGTTTCTCCTGGTAATTGTACATCTGTAAACGCCCCACCTGAACCAGGTATTGCTAATTGCACAGAGGCAACAAATCTATTAACATCATTACCATAAGCTCTAATACAAGGTCCTACTGTATTAGTAACCTGAGACCAATCAAACCATAACCATGGGTCTGTTTGTGTAGTCTTTAATACTTCTATCTGATTAAATAGAGATGTAGTAATTGTTTGAATCGTATCTGTAGAAATAACAGTATGACTAACCCCGGTAAGTGTAGCCGGATCTTTTAAACTATATACATCACCAATATTTAAACAACCTTGTACATTAAAATCAAACGTAAAGAAGTCATTAGCATTTGTTAATTGAGACCAAGTGCTATCTATATTATTCCAGGTAATATTAGAAAAGCTATCATTAGTTAATGTAATTAAAGCTCCACTAGGTGTTCCTGGTTTATCTGGTAAACTTAAAGATGATTCCCCAGGAACAAATTCAGCTTGTGTTTTATATAAATCCGGTGCATATCTTGAAAAGTATGCCGCATATACACCAGCAACATCTTTAATACTAACATCCCCACCATCTTGTAAAGCACCTAATATACTATTAGGATCTGGTCCTATAGGAGGTTCAGGTAAAGGCTGCCCTGGTACATATGATGCTACCATATTCGAACCTACTGCTGTTGAACCTGCAGCTAATGGTGCAATATATGCATTACATGAATTTATAACTGCTTCTGCTATTGTAGCTGCTTGCTTTAAACAAAAGTCATTAAATACACGCAAGTCCTCTAAGTATATACATTCTTTTGGAGATATTTTAAAATCTGCTTTAACACCAGCCTTAATAGTATTTGTATCATTCCTACTTATAGTATTAGTAACTTCTAATAATCCAAAGTAATCTGCCTCAGCCGATATATCTTTTATATGAGCATTAAGAGGTAAGTATTCATTTTCTAATTTACGCTTTAGTCCAAATAATTTTATTAACGTTTCTTCTATTGTAAATTCTTGAACTTCTTGTGTTATAGGTAAATCTTCATCAGTAAACTTATTAGGAACAATTCTATTAATTCTATAAATTAAACTAAATAAACTAGTCTTTCTAAAATTCTTATTAGGTAATGTTATATTCTTATCATCAAAATTAACAGTAGGAGAAAATAAATCAATAGCATTACTTTGAATATATTTACCAAATTGTGGAGAATTTGCATTTACATTTTTCCAGAATTCTTTAACTTTTAAAGTATCATACCCAAAAAATTTAATTGCATTTATTAAACCTTTATATGCACCAATAAAAGGATAGATATTAGAACCCTCTAACATTATCTCTTTACGCTTAAGATTTATTTCGACATAATCAGGTAAAGCTTCTTTTATATTAGTGTCTTTAAATACTGTACTATCAGATGCAATAACATTATATCCCATATTCTGAGTCATAACACGCAATCGTTCATCTTCTTCAAGACTTTCAGCATATATAGTAAATTCAGCTACTACAGTATTAGAACACTCATCAGTTATTTTTAATTTTCTTTTATATGTATTTTCAGATTCTGAAGAAAATGCAACATTAATCTGTAATGCAACAGATCTTATTTCATCTGTAATAATATATCCTTCACTATTTACTTGTTGATTAACATCATAATCTATAGGTACATCTAAAGTATCTACTTTTATTAATGTAGGACCATCAGGTTCTTGAACTAATGCTGATTGTGTACCAGTATTAAAGTTCATATCAAATTGAAAAATAAAAAGCTCGGTAGGATCAGTAGTTTCCCAATCAACAATCCAATCACATAAACCACCTCCAACTTTAGCAGGGATTTCTACTGGTATACCATCACCGTATCCATGAGGATATCCCCATCTAAATGTATTAGTAGTAGCATCAATCATTTTTTGTAAAACAAATAATTGTCCTACTTCAAATAAATCAATAGAAACTTGTGGTAGAAAAATGTCACCAGTCCACTTGTCAGCAGCACTGTCATAATTCATATTGTAATTCTTCCCGTTCTTATCGAAGAAATATAGATGTTCCCATTTAGCCACTACTTATTAATTTATTTTTTGATACCACTTAGGAACTGCAAAGTTATAATAAATTCTTAAGTACTTAACTCTATTAATCCAAAATACCATAATAGGACTAAGATAATCTTCCAAAAACTTTTTGAGATGGCGATTCCCAAACATATAGTTTGAAAGTGTATTATTTAACAAATTTTTTGAATAATCAAATCCTAAGTTTTTTAAATTCCACCCGCGTTCATATGTTGCTCTATATAAACTAGGGAAGCCTGTTCTATCATTTTTAATTAGTGCCATATTAATTTCCTTTAAGTGCTTTTAATGTAGGATTATTTTGTAACCTACCTGTATTTAAACCAGCAGAGTTAGCACCAGTTGCTATTGTAGTACCTCTGTTTCGTTTTGTACTATTATATTTTTCTTGTTGTATTTTATTATAAAGATTGTTTGCAATTGATTCTTTATAGAATACATTTAAAGAACTAATTTTATTATTTACTGGTATAGGTTCATAATAAGTACCATTTCTATCTTTCCACCCACCTCTTATTATTGCCAATTCATCATTACCAATTACAACATCACCAAAACTATCTAATCCTAATTGAGGATCTTCTTCTGGTAATAATACTATTTTTTTATTTTCAATTAAAACCTTTTGATCGGTTATAGGATCAGTTCCATAAACAGGTTCAAAATAAAAACCATCTCTAATAGCAGTTTCATTTTCTTCTGAAATAAAGAATACGTTTACTGAATCAATTCCTTCTACGTTTTCTATAATTGAAATAAGATCAGACTTTGGAATTCTATCTCTTCTATTAACTGTTAAAAAATATTCATCTAAATTTTTTCTTATTTCTACTTTTATGCCATCTTTATCATAATTATCAAACCATCTCACAACTACATTAAGAGCATATCTTTTAACAATAGGATCTTTAATTCTAACTTCTGCTGTTACTACTTGCCTACCGCTTTTATTGATTATTTCTAATGTTTGTTCTTTTTCTGCAGGTGTCATTGTAAATTCAACCTCAGGAACACTAAAGTAATCTAAGTCACTTGTTAATTTTTTAGCTACATCAGGAATTAAAAATAAGTATATAATATTATCGTCATCAAGATACTGATCATTCTTGGTATTATAAGCATCTATGAAAGACCAAAAATCATACTTACTTAGATAGTAAATATAATTATTAGGATTAGCTAATACAAATGAGTTGCTTTGATAAGGTGCAATTAATCTTGTAAAGGCAGGGTCTTCAGAATCAGAACCAAAATTTGGATTTCTTACAATATTTAAAGAAAGAACTTCATTAAGATCTATTCCTTGGCCAGATGCATCACTCCCTTCATCAGAAAATTTAATATCTAATTGTTTACCTCCAATATTTCCAGCAACACCACGAGTCTTAATATAGGTTACTCTAATCCTAGAGCCTAACGGTGGAGGGTATCCAAATTGATTATTTCCAAAGAATACACTTAGACCACCATTAACACTGGTTTTAATCATAGCAGTATATTCACCTCTATTCATATCATATAATGAATCAACCAATTTCCATAATTTACCATCTACAAAAACTTCAACTAAAAATTGATCTGTAGGATCCTTTGTGGTTAAGTTAAAGCTTTGTAGAGCTAACCCAGATCCAGTAAAAGATTGATCTTCCTTTTCACCTTGTATTACTTCAACGTTAACCCATGCTGTGTTTGTTTTTTCAAGCCTTATAAAGTCGCTATTAAATCTTAAAAAATAAGTTAGGCTATTATTTCCAATTTCAAAACTAGAACCGTTTATAATCTGAACGTAGTCACCTTGCACGAGGTTAGCCGCACTTGTATTTAATCGCAATCCAATTATACCTCTTGCAGATATACCTCTTGTAGGATCATGACCAGTAAGTCTAGATAAACCATATATAGATTCAATATTTCTTGCTCGTGATATATTTAATTCAGTAGCGACTGCTTCTATATAAAAGAAAATCATTTCACCTAAGTTTGCAACTACTGTAAGTATTTGACCGAACGGTGATGCAGGTGTAAATGTTTCACGTGCCTGGTCATATGTACGTTGTAGATACTCAAAGGAGTCTCCAAATAATTCTGCTGCTCTTAATCTTGTTTTACTAAAGAATGACATTCAATTTATTATTTTAAAAAAGAGCTCCTATTACTCTTTGTTCATTTACAAAAATATCAACCAAACATCCATCTCTTTCTGCTGTGGAAAAAAAGCTTACTGTAGTATTGATACTAAAACCGCCTTGTTCAGCCAAACAATAGGCACTTATTTGGCTATTGATCGTATTTTGTATAACTGTTTCATTTAAGACTAAAGAAAATATTAAATCATCTAAATTAGCCCCTAAACTAGGTACTCCTAAAACCTCTCCTCTTCGTGTAAAAAGACAGTTTTCAATTTTAATAATTAACTGAGATGTAGGATCACTTACTTCTAAAGTATCATCGCTATACTTTGGTGACTTATCATCTCTGCTATAAATATCTCTAATCATGGGAGAACAGTTATTTTAATATATATTCTCTTTTAATTTAATAGCTTTCAGATTATAATTATCCAGTGAAAAAATAATCAACACCTTCATCATTTTTAATTTCTTCAATCACTCTATCAACCTCATCTCTTCCTTCTGTAGAAATTAAATCATAATTAATAGTTATATTACCTGGTAAATTAAAAGAGAATGTACCTAAGATTCTAGCCAATTGTATTTTAGCTTGGCCTATAACATACCTAACAAATGCTTCATCTTGAAATAATGCACAGTCAGGAATAGTAGAAAATATTTCAAATATAACAGCTCTTTTTGGTAATTCACCTTGGAATCTAAATTTCTTTGTTAACCTATTATAAGTATATGATATTTGTGGAATTAATACTTGCCTTGCATTATCCATAAATAATGAATTTACAACATAGTACATTAAATTTTCACTTCCAATACCTGCACCATAAACATCATTATAAATAAATTTATCAATAGAAAAATCAACATCACCTGCATTAAAGCTTGTATTACCAAAACCACCGTCCTCTCCACTAAATCCACCTATTTCAAATACATCATTAACTGAATAAACTCTAGATGGCATTTGAATTATCCCCCTAGGATTACCAATATTATCTTTATTGGTTATTGTATCATGAATAGCACCAGAACCAAAAGGTACACCTTGTTTAAAATTTGGTTTATTTACAGCACCCGCAGGTAAAGCAATATACATCTGCTCTACACTATCTTCATAAATTTTATAAAAATATCCCTTAGCTCTTTGGATAATATGAGCCAATTCTTTTTTAGGAACCGTAAACGGTATTTGGCAAGCAATAGTTAAATCATCATTAATTTCTTTTATTAATGCATCTAAGCATGCTGCTTCTTCTGGATCATTACAATAAGTATTCTTATTAGCCATACTATTTTATATTTTTTCTATTTCAATTATTTCGGTATTTTCAAACCTAGCAAGTTTAGTGGCTCTACCTTTTCTAAATATTCCACCATCCATTTCTCCACTAAAAACACCTCTCATTCCAAAAACATATGAGTCTTTACACATTACATTTTTACTTACATAAGAATCTTCTATTTTACAATCTAGTGCATCAGACGATCCAAATAAATTACACTCAGTCATTGAAGTATTTATCAATTCACAATTAAATATATCACACTTAATAAGATTACCTTGTATTTTACTATCTACAATATCAATACCAGCTAACTCATAACACCTCATTAATTCGGCATCTTTAACTTGTAGTTTACCTGTATCAGAATCATAATTAACTAAACCTTTTTTCATACCTGCTTTAGTTAAAAGTTCAAATATTTTTTCTCTCATCTTAGGATAAAAAGTTTCTATTATCTGGTCATTAGTATTTAAATTAACTAATAATCTTATACCAGGAAATTTTTTCTTAAATACATCGTAAGCCTTATATGATTGTATAACTGTTCTATGCTTTTCTAAAAGATTATCTAGTTTTTGTAAATCTTGTTCATTATAAGAAGGATTCATTAAAGAATCATATAAAGATAAAACAAAATGTTCAGTAAGATCTAATATTGTATTATACCTTTTTTCATAATCCTTTCCACCAAGATATCTGAATTCAATATAATTCTTAGGTAACTTTGAAAAATTTACTCCATAATATTTTTCAGTTACAAACATATAATTTTTCCATAATCTTTTTTCTGGAGAAGGTTGTGTCATTCCACTTAATGGGACAATAAACTTTATGGACTTAGCATAAACAGAATCTTTTCTATTTGGAAATGCTTCATAAACTTTTTCCTCATTAAAATTTAAAACAAACTTACCAATGTCTAATTTAGAAATATTAACAGGAGTTCCTAATTTTTCTCCATCAAATGCTACATTAATATGAATGGAACACCTATCACTAGTAGATCCATTTTCTCTTATCCATTTTAAAGTTTTTGCTATAACTAGTTTAGATTCAACAAAAGGCATAGGGCCAGTGACTAATTCAATCATACCAGTTCCACCTGAATTATCAGGTTCTAGTTTAAAGATTTCATCAGTAGGAGTAAACTCACTATGAGCTTTTTCTTCTATTCGGATTTGCTTATTTAAAGTATTAGATAGGCTATGTTTAACCTCATCTAATCCTTCATTTGCAAAGAATTCAAATTCTAATCCAATCTTGGAAGAGTATATTGCATTTAATTGTTCGTTAGAGTACATGTTGTTCCTGATTTGTTTATATATTTACAACCAGGAAAGGAGTTATACAATGTTCATAGTAATCTTACGGTCACTAACATTCACACTACCAATCTTAACATTTATAACATCACCTTTAGCAATTTCGCGATTTTTAAGCTTTGATTTATGAACTAATCCACTTATACCCTTTTCTAATTCAACAAAAGCACCGTATGCAGTTAACTTAGTAACTTTACCTTCAGTAATCATCATTGGTTTATATTTTTCATCAGCGCCATCCCAAAGATCAACCTTAGGTCCTAATTGGCTTAATATAATTTTTCTATCTGATATAATTTCCTTAGCCCAAAATTTAATTTCATCACCAGGTTTAATAGATTGAGATTCTAATAATTTAATATAGTCAGTAGTAAGTTCAGATTTAGGAATTAAACCAGTTAAGCATTCATCAAATTCAGCAAATACACCAAACTTAGTACAGCCTGTTACAATACCACTTCTTTCTTCTTTAATATCCTCTTTAAGATTTTCTATAGTAGTGGGTATCATGGTTCTTAAATACTCTCGGTGAGATACTACAATAGTATCCTTTTCCTTAGAGAATGTAATTGGCATAACAATTATTTCCTTTCCTACGATTGCATTAAAATCATGTAATTTATTCAAACCTCCTAATGAACCTGGCATAAAACATTTAATACCTGCTACATCTACCCAATAACCACCATGAATTAATTCTTTAACTTTAGCAGTAAACCCAATAGCTGAATTACCGATTGCTTCTTTAATTTCTTTCATCTTAACTTCCATTAAGGCATCAGAAATAGATGCTATAACATCTCCAGTTTTACTAGTCTTAATTTTTACATCAATTTCCATACCAACTTCCAACTGTTCTACTATAAAATCTGGTTCCTTTGTTAAAACACAATAAGCCGTATGTTTAGACTGAGTATCAATCAGTGCCCTACTCCTGTCTTCTGATATAAATGATATTGCGCCTCTCGTAGTATAATCTATCCTATCCTCAGTTAATTTAGATTTATTTATTGTAGCATCTGTTAATCCATACATTGCTAATACATCAGGTGCATATACTTCATTGCACATAAGTCTTACTCCTTGTGGAACTTGTACTTTTACTTTTTTTGTATCAAATGGATCATCACTTAATTGAATTGTGATTTCTTGTTCGGTCATGTTTTTATTTTTAAGAGGTTAGTATCTGTATTATATATTACTTGTGTATTAGCGTATTTATTATTTTACTTATTATGAGTGGTTTTGTTTCATTATGAAAGTCCTACACCCGGTGCGCCTGCACCAGTACCAACTACAGGGTATGCTAATGGCGGTGATGTTAATCCAGCAACAATAGTGGTTACTGTAGCTGATCTTATGTAAGCATCAATAGCAGGGCCAGCAATTTCAGCAAAGGCTTCACCGCCTGCTTTCTTTATAGCAGTATTAGATACCGTTGCTTTTGCATCCCTTATATTACTCTTTGCCTTTTCCTCCATTGCAGTTTCACCTGCAATAAATGCTTGCTTCATAGCCTCTTTTAAAATATCTGGTACAAATGCCATAATTTAATTTTTTATAATTTATATATTTATAATGATTTAACTTGCTTTTTACTAAGCTGTGCAGCTGTCATAGGTTGCATCGGTGGGGATGTTGGAGAACCTCTATCACCAATATGAGTATGGCCATTAAATAAAGTAGTCATTAAGTCTCCTAATACTAATGGTTCAGTTGCACCTTGCCCTAATTCTATAGATGATGCATGATTAACAACCATATTCTTGCAATTAATTATTGCATCTTCGCAATTAATTTCTGTATTTGCTCCACTATTAATTGTAACTTGAGCAGAATGTGTAAATGTTAAATTCCCATCATTAAGCATTACGATAGTATCACCATTAGCATTTATTATTTCAACAGAATTATCAGGTTTTATATTGATTGTAGTTGGGCCTTCGGTTGTAGTATAGTCCAGCATTAATCCTTTTTCTTCTGTAAAGAAAACCTTTACGTGCTCACCTTCCCTTTCATTTTCTACTTCAGAAACCCCATCTTGTAACTCACCAGTTAAACCGAATGCAGTATCATATATTAATACGTGTGAATTTTGATATGATGCTTCTATCTCCGCTTTTGTTTCATCTGAAGGATAAATGTTTTCATGATAAATTGGTTGATAATAATTACCATTATCAAAAGTAAGCCTAACAACAGATCCTAGTTTTGGAATTTCAAATTTACCACTACCGCTATTACTACCACCATACATTAATTGATGAGGTCTTGCCCATGGTAATGCAGCAGTAGGAAGTTTATATGCACTTGCAGGATCTTCAGGATCTACACGATCGTCCATTTTACCGTACACTCTAATCTTACACCTTCCTTCAAAGATATCATCAGCAGTATCTTCTACGATACCTACCCACTGAGTAGTTCGTAAATCATCTGCATTAAAATTTGCTGGATTAACTTTTCCCATTAGCCGTCAAATACATTAGTTGATTCCAGTGGTGGGCCACCTGCGCCAGGTGGAAATATATTACCACCTACACTGATAGTTGTTGCCTCTGTAGTTTCTGTTGCTGCTTCAAAAATATTATCACCAACCAATTCACTAATTATACTACCTGCACCTGTTGGCCTGTCGAATGCATTACCTATTTCCTCAAGATTATTGTTAAACACACTTTGTATTCCTGTAGCAAGACCTTCACCTGCCTGTACTGCTGCACCTACTGCTGCATTAGCCAATGCCTGTGGATTTGAAATAGCTGCAAATATTTCATTTCTTGCCCCAAAAACATTTCCTAAAGTAAAACCCTGTATAGCACTACTAACTGTTCTCTGTGCTAAATTAATTGCACCTTCGGCTTGATTAGCTAATTGATCTTTAGCAAACTTTTTAACTCTTGCTCCTAGTTTTTGGCTAGTCTGTTGTTGTGTCCAATCATTAAGTTTACCACTATAGCCAGAAAATTGAGAAGCTTGTTCAATATTAGAATATCCAAACTTAATACTTGTGGTAGCTACAGTCCCTCCGGTATTAGATACATTTTCAAAAACTTTACCAGTTGCAGCCATATCCCAAATACAGTCATTAAATCTAAATCCTACTTGTGAAGTATTTTCATTTGTAAAGTTTGCAGTATCGGCGCCATTAGCACTAGGATTAAAAGTAGTTAGCCAATTTCTTACTGTTTTAAATTTTCTTATTTCTTGTACATAAATGTATACATCAAACCTCATTAAATTTTTAGGTAAAACGAATCTTTTATATTGAACATCATAAACTGCCATTTTATATAAACTAAATAAAGCAGTTAACTTTAAATCTATTGCTTCTAAACAACCAATAGTAACACCAGCACCAGCAGCACTACCTGTAAAAGGATCTACTGAAAAATCAATTGCTTTCTGCCACGCCTCATCTAAACCTTCTATAGTTTGAAAATAATATGGGCGAGTTCTATTAATTTCTTGTATGCCTTGAATAAAGGCTCTTAAATATTTTGCTCTATTGCCTTCACCAACTTTTTCTAAATAACCAACAGCACTTTCATATTTTTCATAACCACTGCCTGAGGTTTGTTCTGAGGTATTAGGAATACCAAATCCAGATGCTAAGCTTCCTAGATTTCCATTTCCTTGGCTACCCGGCAAATCTGTATTAGATATATCAGGATCACCAACACCTGCCCCATTAAATAATGGACTAAAGGGATCAAACATTAACTGAAAACCTAAATATGTTGGATCATCTAATGCAGTAACACCATTACTACCACTTCCTTCGGCAGTTTGTGCACTATTAACAAACCTTTTTGCAAAATCATAACTTGAAGGGAATGATGCACCAGGCCCTAGTAAAGGACCGAATGGCCCAGCTAATTGCTGTAATGCTTGGCTTCCACCTGGATTTGCATAATCTATTAACGGCATAAGTTGGTTTTCTTTTTATATTTATTTAAGTACTTGGAGTGAATTCTCTGCGTACTAATTTTAATTTCATTCTTACTGGTCCTGGTTTTGTAAATAACCACTCTACTCCTGATATAACATAAAATCCTGTAAGGTATTCATTCACTATACCAGTCGGTGAAGTTACATTAGAATTCTCATCAGAACCATCTCTAGTCTGTGGATTGTTTTCCGTCTCCCCATCAGACTTATTAGGTGCAACCATAGAATCTGCATTTGCTCGTGAATGTTCCATTATTTTACAAAATATTCTACTATATCTCACTAGAGCAGGATTAAGTGTATCTAATTCAACAACCATTCCTATTTTATTAATCTCTGTTATATTTTGATAATTAAGAACTGTGCTATATTGAAACTCGGGATGAACATTATCTCCTTGTGTACCTAAATACTTATATTTAACTTGATCATTCCTAGGCCCTTCAGTTTCTCCATCAATAAGCCTTCCTTTTGTTGCAGGTACCATCCCAGGTGTATCATTAGTAAGAGGATCTACAAATTCACTGACCCATTCTTTAGCATTTAAATCCCAGTATTGTGTATATCTCTTATAACCATTAGCTTTACTTATTTCACCACTCTTATTAACCATTTGAAATTTTGAAAGATAATTTGCTTTACCCATATACTCTATTTCATTACTTAAAAAAATTGGGACACCGTCCGTTTGACCTTGTGCACCAGCAGCACCCATAGTATCACCTGCATTTTGGCCAAATTCTTGCCCGGCCTCTATTGCACCTTCTTGGCTAAATAACCTATTTACATCAACCAAAGTTAAATAATAATAAGGATCAATATAAGAAGTAAAAAAAGTTTCATCATTAAGATAACTATTTGCAACAATATCTTGTATCCATGATTCAGTAGTATCATTAGGATTAGTCCAAGTCATAACATCTGCTGTCTCTTCAACATTAGATGCATAACCTAATTTTAATCTTTCCGCAATATTTAATAAAGCATCAAAACTAGTAACCTCTTCTTCATATTCTACATTTTCAGTAAAAAGACCTGGTATAAACATTCTACCTAATACCATAAATCTATTTGCAGATTCACCACCACCTCCACCAACAGGCTTAATATCTACTACAGTAAAGTCTATTCTTACTGGCTTAAATGTAGTTTCATCACCTTGTGATCTGATATTAATTTTAATTATATCTCCATCTCTAGGATAAAACCTAGCAGAAAATTGTCCATCTACATCATCAAAAACAATTTTGCATGTAGGATAAAATCCATTATTCTTTAAACAGAAGTAATTTAATCTATCGCCTTGTACTTCATAACTATTAATATCAATTACTGGTATTACTTGGCTAAATAAAGATGGCTTTTCTTTTGAGGTTTGATCATCAGAATTATCAGAACCACTTTCTATATCAACCATTTCTAGTGCATCCAACTCTATAGCAGGTTCTAGGATTGTTAATATGTTTCTTTCAACTATACTTTCTGACATGATCTAAATTAACTAATTTCTTGTATTCATATTAGCACCAAGTTTAATTTTACCCCCAGCATATGTTTTAGCAACCTGTCCTTGTTGCATCATATTAGGTGGTATAGGTGATTTAACTCCGTTCTTTTTAGTTTTTGCTTTTTCTGTTAATCTTTGTATTCTATTTTGATCTAATATACTTTGTCTATCAGTATTCACATACTGTGATAATGTTACACTTGGTCTAGATGCTGCATTAGGTCGTGTATATAAAAGGTCTATTTGATTAAGATTAGGTATAACTAATACATCACCTTCTTGTACACTAAAAGGATTAAAAATATTATTAACTATGCATATTGCATCAATATATTCTCCAGTGCCAAAATATCTATCACAAATTTTATCAACCCTGCCTGCTTCATTAGCTAAAACATAATGTAATGCTTTAATACCTTGCTCTGGAATAAACGTAAACGAAGGAGCAGTTAAATCAAGATACTGTTCCCCTGTTTTTTCGATGGTTAGTCTATTTTTTAATGCTAATACTTTTATATCCATATCTTTATCTTTTAAGAATCTATCATCATACTGGTTAAATTTGCAATATAATCACCATTTGCAGAATTTCCACTTTCATTAGCTGCTGTAGTGTCAGCAGAGATGTTACCAATATTTTCATTTTTAACAGCGGCAGCTGGAATAGTATTTGTAGTACTTTTTTGAGTATTTGTTGATGAAAGTTGTGATTTACCTGCACTTATTGATCCATAACTCTTTACTTCTAATCCTTTAAGATTTAATATATCTTGAGCATCAGCTCCTGATGCATAAATTCTACCACGCCCTGCATTAAACATATTTTCTATGTCACCTTTATCTCTAGGCTTACCATGTTTTATATCTAATTCAAAACTTACTTCCATTGGAAAATCATCATAACCTAAACCGGCTCCTAGTGTCATAGTAGCATTATCACAAATCATATTACCCATCATAACAATTGGATTTAATGGATTACCTATAGTAACATGCCACCAACCAGTTGGATCACCACTTAAGAACGCTTTAGTTGCCTGTACTCCACTTACTGCGCCAACTTTACTACTTAAAAATCCACCTAACATATTAGTTAATAATGTTTTACCTGCACCTTGCAGTCCTTCTAAAACACTACTAGCACTAAAACCACCTTCAGGTGTTCCAAACTTATCTTTCATTCCAGTTTCAACATCAGAAACTACAGTTCCTATATAACCAGAAAAATCACCTTTTCTTAATTTAGCAATATCACCAAACTGATTAGCAACAGCACCAGCAGATCCATAGTATCTATGGCCTCCTCCAAAAAATTGAGCATTATTAGTTGTCATTGTTAACATATTACTCATAACATCAATCATAGCAATTTTAGGATTAACATATGATAAAGATTTGAGTTCGTATTCAAATTTTAATTTCATATCATTTGCAAACTTTAATCCTCTATCCCTAGTTGTTGTTTTATCTACAACATTAACTGGGCCTATTACAAAATTAGCATAAGTAGTACCAAAGGCATCTTCAGTAGTATTTAAACCTTTTCTAAATTTTTCACCTCCAGATACACCTTTAGTAAAATCAATTATAGACTTTCCAACTGCACCAGATTTTTGATAAAAAGGTTGTGATGTATATCCACCGTCACCTGAACTGATTGCTTCCATTTCAGATTCAATTTCTTTCCAATTTGTACCAAATGACATTGTTAATAAATCTTCTAATGTATTACCAGCAGTCTCACCTAAATAAGTAACGGCAGTAACACCTGCGGTGTACGCACTTTCTGCTTCAGGCTTAGCTTTTTCTCCTGCTTTTTTAGGAGCTTGCTTTTCTTTATAATCATAAATATTATCAGGCACAGGCATTGGAAATCTTCTTAATGTTATTAAATGATTAACTGGTATTTTTTTGTAATATTTAGAATATAAAAAATCTGCAGGCTTATAACGTATTTTTTCATAGTTTGTATCAAAGAAACTTATAATCTTAGTTAAAGAAACATTATGAGCTTGTTTACCACCCATAAGTGTATTTCCTTCTTGATCAAAATAACCACTTTGTGCTGCATTTACAAAACCGCCGTTAAATCCTTGATAATTAAATAATGCATAAGAATTAGCAATAGATTTAGGAATTAGAGCTTCAGCCATACCAGTAGGCACGGTAACTGCATCTGCTTGTGCAGACTCTTGATAAAACCCAGCTGAGTAGCCTGCTGCAACATCTTTTGCAAAACCAAATGATTCACCACCAAATGCACCTATAAGAGAAGGCGTGTTTTTATCAGGACTCGGAAACATTGCATCATTAAGATCAGATATTTTATCACTAAATTTCATATACTAAGGTAAGGTATTTTTATTATATATTTAACCTAAGCTATTTAGATATTTGTCAATGTTAATCTTTGCATTTTCAAATTTATCATAAAACCCTTTTTTATAACGAGCATCAAATTCTCTTACACTATCTAAAGATAATGGACCTTTAAAAAATGGTCTTGCTGAAGTTTCCCTTATTTCCTTAAGGTTTTTAGAAATTATATAAAATTGAACCTTTTCAAATAAACCAGATAAACTTACTTTGGTTTTAGTACACATAACAGATTCTACCACAATATAAAATCTTTCTCTATCTTTTTCATTTAATCTTTCTTCTAAAACTTTAGCTGTTTTATAATCTTCTTTTTTAAGAATCATTTTTCTAGCACGATTTTCAAATACATGTCTAAAGTTCATATCAAAAAAATACTTTTTAAGAAATTTCATATTATCATAAAATTTAACAATACGAATTTGATAAAGAGGATTTACAGGATCCCATTTGGAGTCCATAATAATACCTTTTACTGGTAATAAAATATTAGGGTTAGTATGAGATGCCAATAAGCAATATACTATTTGTCCTTTATCGAATATTCTGTGGGCTTTCATTCAAATTCTATTATGTCATCGAATAATTCAGCAGTGCCGTTGACAATAATATCAGGTGAATGATAAATTTTATATGTAATAGGTTTATCAGATAATGAAGATACATAATCTTTTATTCCATCAACAGTTTCTGTTGTTAAACTTCCTAAAACATAAAATATAGTAGTTGAAGTATTACGACCTATTGCATTTTGTAATTGTCTCATTAAATATGAGGAGACTACTGCATCAGATGGTTCATATTGATAAAAATCATTTTTTGTGAGCTTGTTAAATATATCCATATAATTTATACACTCTATACTCCTAGGAACATTACCTAAAAAAGTTTTAACGCGTAATGCATCATTGGAGTATATAAAGTTAAATTCTATATGTTCTTCCATTCTTCTAATTCCTCAAGCTCACTCTTAAGTCTTTTTATTTTTTGGTCAATATCCTTAGTAGTAGGTTCATAGTGAGTACCCCATTGAGTATTAATATCTAATACTTCTTTATCAAATTTACTACCAATATTTAAACCTAAATCATCGCATAAATCAAAAAAGAATCTTTTTATATAATTAAGTTTGTTTTTATCACCTTCTATCGATTCATAAACATCAGTTGAAGTAAAATGCTCTCTACCTCCACCATGATTATCATCAATGACTTTTTTAATTACACCATTCCTGGCAGGCTCTAAAACTATCTTAATCATTTAGTTTCTTTTAGTTAACTTAGATCTTAACTCTTTAATTGTATTTCTAGCTATCTTTTTATCACGATGCCAGTTTTCTTTATCTTTAATCATAATAGAAGCATATGCTTCTCTTAATTCCTCAATTTCTTTTTTGGTATAACCTTCTTCTTTCCATTGAGATATTTTTTTATTTTCAATCTCTTCATATTTAGCATAAATAGATTTATCAGCAGCTTCCACATTTGCTTCATGTATTTCCTTTCCTTTTTCTCTAGTTTGTTTACAAACTTCTGACCATTCATTTAATGGTAATTTACCTTTCATCTTTAAAATTCCTTGATACTTCATTGCCAATCTTCTTTGACTACGGTTAGGCATTGTTTGTGTTTGGTTTGCAGTTTTGCTCATATGATTAATTTTATTATATATTACTAGTTATAAAGTGTGCTATTCCCCTTTATACTTGTTCTCGATTAAAGATTTAATACTATCCTGTAAACATTTAGTAATTTCATCTTCGGATAATTGATCGTAAATAAAAGAATATAGATCTTCATTAACATCATTAGAATCAAATGAAGTACTCATTAATTCGTAAATTCCTTTAGATGGAATATTTACAGGAAATTCTAACATGAGCTTTACTTTATTATTTTTCTTTTGCTTATTAAATAAAACTCTAATAGGAGATACTGGTTTAACTATAACTTTTTCAAGTGCTATGCTAGCAGTAGGAGCAATTAAATTAGCACCGCCTGTTGCTAAAGGATCTATTGAAGGAGAGTCTTTAACAAATTCCCCTACTAGGTCTGGGTTTAATTGTTGTAAAAATTCGTCTCTTAATCCAGTAGCTATTCTGCCACCTTCATTAAAGGTAATCCACTGTGAGCCTTCATCTTTAAATGTAACTACATTACCAGATTCATCACCTTTAATCCATTGCCAATGTACTTTAGTTGTTATTTCTTCTGGTGTATTAATGATTTCTTTTTCTTTTGACATGAGTTATGTATTTTATTATTATACATTAAAAAAATAAATTGTTTAAAATTATGAAGCCGGGGGTTCTGGTTGCGCACCAAAAGGATCTATTGCAACTTGAGGTTCTCCTAAAGATGACATTTCAGCATTAAATAATAATAATGTTTCATAATTGTTAAAAGCATAACCATCTCTATATGTTGAGGTACTTCCTAAACTCATAAATTGCTGTTGCAAAAAAATAGTTTTACCAATATTAGTATAAATTACCATATAGGTATCTTTAGTTGCTATATATGATTCTTGTGCCATAATGTTTTTATTTTATATTGGACCACCATCTGATATTCCACCCCACTTAGTTATTAAGCTAGCTCGTGCACTAGCAGCAGCTGAAGGTGATGCTGAAAATTTACTTAAACCAAACGCCCATATACCTGATGGTATTGATGGATAAGATCCAGTGTCCCATGCAATTAATGCTGCATCATAATTAGCAGTACTTAATTCTAATGGAACATGAAAAGCAGAAACCACATTATAACACATTGGTTGAGTACCACCACCAGCAGTACCGATTGTACTAACAGCCTGTAAATCCCAGTTACTCAAATCTTGATCAAATGAACTACAATTCACAAAAATACCATTAAAGCTAGTAACTAATTTAGTCTCCCATAAACCAATATTTTGATTAAATGCCATTTCATTAGCTGGTGAAAAACTAGGATTTCCTGCAAACGTTTGAGTTAAGTTATTTAAATTAGTAGTAGTCCATCCACTAATGTTTCGATTGAAAGCTACGGCCGACATAAAAGTTCTTTCCATACTACCCACACTACTCACATCCCATGAATCCATACTTGTTCCTCCGGCCGCGTCAAAGACTGTGCAACCCTGAAACATTCCAGTCAAATTATTTGTTGTACTAGTTACTTGGAACATTTTAGAATTCATGCGCTTACAATTAGCAAACATAAAATCCATTAATTGTGTATTACTCACATCCCAATTACTAAAATCAATTTTTCCACCACTTACACTCGGGTCAAATTCCAAAACATGGCAACCACTAAACATGCCTCTCATATTTACTTGACTACCCAATTCCCATTCACCAAGTCTGTTTATAGTTGTTAAAAGTTCACAAAGTAAAAACGTTTGAAATGCAGCACCAGAATACCACTTAGGGATATCCCCACAAACTATATCAGTCAGATTTCTACAATCAAAAAATGACCCAGTTTCACTAAACTCAAAATTACCCCAATTTGTAATACTAGTAACTTTACGTGAATCACTAGCACCTGCTAGAGTCATGTCAAAAAATGACCAGCCTCTAATCTCACCCGTTATACTAATTGCATAAACGCCTGCAACTGAATACACATGTGACCTTGCTGTTACATAATTAGATGAATTTATTACTGTGGTTGTACCGTCACCCCAATCTACAGTCATTGGAACCAGTGGCACCACTGGTGTTGCAGTCTCGAATGGTAATATCATTCCAAAAGTATTACTACTTCCTGCACTAGTAAGATTCGTATTAATTTTAAATTGAAAAGCATCAGATACTGAAGCTCTTCTACCTGCCATTGTTTTTCTCATAATTACGGTGCTATTTGTTCAAACCAATATTGTGTAACTTGCCCATTATATTGAATAGTCATATACATATCAGTAGATGTTAAAAATACATCCCCTTTTATAAGTGTTGCTCCAGTTACGATTGGTTGTGTTGCTGCATTAATTAATACTCTTCCGAATCCTCCAACTACAAAACCACCAGAATTATTTGTAAATGTATATGTAGTAGTAGCATTTGGATTACCCATATTACAATAATTACCTAGCGGATGTCCTATTTCAACAATAGCTGCAGTGTTAGCTGTCACTGCACCCATTAAATCTTTCCATGCAATTGCAGTACCATCACTAGTTAAAACTGATGGGGTAGTTTGATTAGCAGTTCCACCACTTCCTGCGCCATCAATAATATTAGAGGTCCCTGTGAATGTTATATCATCACCAGCAGATACAGCTATATCAGTTCCATTAGTAATATTACCTATAAGAAGTGTTGCGTCTAATGCCTCAGCTGGTCCTTGTGGTCCTTGTGGTCCTTGTACACCTTGTGGTCCTTGTGCACCTTGCGGTCCTTGTGGTCCTTGTTGACCTTGCGGTCCTTGTGGCCCTTGTGCACCTTGCGGTCCTTGTGGTCCTTGTACACCTTGTGGTCCTTGTGGTCCTTGTTGACCTTGCGGTCCTTGTGGTCCTTGTGCACCTTGCGGTCCTTGTGGTCCTTGCGCACCAACCCCACCAGTAGAGTCTATTGTAATAGTATCTAAAGTAGAGTCAACAAGAAGTGTAATACCAGTTCCTGCAATAAATGTAACATCGCTTGTTGATGAAGTACCATCACCTAAAGATAAGTCAGCATCATTACCGCTTTGTACTGCATTTAAATTATAAGCAGCTAAAGTTGCATTTTCCCAATAACCACCAGTTAAATTATATACAAGTAAACTATCGTCTGCTGGGACTCCACTAATATTTACATCGGTTAATTGGTTTAATGTAGTTGCTGCTGCTGTTGCTTCAACATCAACAACCCCTCGGTATAAATGACCGTTAGCATCATTAATCCATAATGTTCTTTGTGCAATATTTCCTCCACTCACATCATTACATAGCGGTCTATTTGCAAAAGTTGATGAAGGTAATACTAATCCACCTTGATCTATATTAACACAACCTACAAAATAACCAGCCCATGTACCACTATCAGCAATTAAGTCTGCTATAATTGTACCAGCATTAGCACTAACTTGTGAATCTTTAACATTAGAATATAATCCTACTCTCTGAGGATTTGTTCCTGCACCAGTAAATCCTATTGTTTGACCAATATTAATTACTGTGTTTGTTCTATTTGCAAGTGAAATGTTAGATCCAATAAATCTTGTTGCTAAAATTGCAGTACCACCCCCCGTCTGAATATGACTACCATAATAATTGCTATTACTCTTAGACAGCCATTGTAGTATATTAGTTCCTTCAGACGTCACAGGAGAATTATAAGACATATATAAACCACGACCTTCCGTTAACACACCATTAAAATCATGTACTGAAGCAATTGTGGATGAATTAAAAAATGCCCCAGTTGTACCATTCTTACCGCTAACGGTTTCTTTACCAGTTAAAGTAGACTCCATTAAAATATCACCACCTGATTGTGCAGTATAGGTATCAACTATCCAATTATCATCAGCATCAAATCTTCCTAATTCACCAGATGCATTTGTAGAAACCA